CTATGTTATATTTCCTTTTAAGAGCACTATCTGCAAACGTGTATAAATAAAAGACAAAAAAAAGAAGAGGGCGAAAGCCCTCTTTTTATTTGTTAGCAAGATTATGGATTCTCGTACTCAAACTGTGCAGCATCGTCATCAATACGGGCCTGGTGTTGTTCAGCATCCCAACAGTTATCACATATTTGAAATGGGACATCGCCATCTCGCGCATTGAAGTCAAACCGTCGCCACTCATTAAGCTCCGACTTCTTAAAAGTTTCAGCGCAATCATGACAAGTTTCTTCTTCATTACCTTCTTCTTCAAGTCGAGCTTCATTACATGCAGTGCAATAACCTGCTTTCGCAACCGGTCCAAAACAGTCGTTCTCTTCAACTACGACAGGTGCAATATCCCCGACTGATAGATGTTCACATAAATCAAAGCGATCATCTACTCGCACATTGTGTACAGTTCTACCCCAAGTCATATTAACATTCCCCGTTTAACATGGCCTTATTCATATCGGCACATTGTTTATTTAAATTATCTAACTCTTCGTACCCGTGTTCTGCAACGTCAACCGCATGTGACATCGCTAAAGTATCAGTGTCTGTAATGATAAAACAATTATCAATACAAGTAAGTGTAAACCAAGGCTCTAGTAAAACCTTAACGATGTCTAATGTATCATCAGCTTTTTTACTTATGATAAATAGAATGTCGCCAAAGTCAAAGTTAGTTGCATTAGCGCCATTAGTAGACATTAAAATACCTGTCTCTTTATAAACTTTATTGATAGTCATCGATGGAAGTGCGCTTGAGTGCCCTGGGAATGTTGCTAGATGCGTAGCCAGTTCACCAATACTACTCTGTGTGAAACGTAAACGTGAAGCAGAATGAATACTATTAAGTTCGTCTAATGAGAATGTAGTTTGTGTATGTAACATATTGTTAATCTCCAAAATAAGAATGTACGGTATTAGATTTAATACCTATATCACTAAAATGATATATATCTGAAACACCTTTGAGTACTAGACAAATAAAAAAGAGAGGCGAGAACTTAACGGCTCCAATACTTTTAAGTATTACCAGTTATTAAGTTCTCGCTCAGTATGCCATCATTGGCGACTCTTTATAAAGAGCCATAAGGTTATTTCACTTTTTGCATGATTGGGTTTGTTTATATATGTAAACACGTTCTGAAAACGTGCGCCAGATTACGGATGTTTAGTAAAATAGCATTTACATATAGTGACTCACTATATTTACAATACTCAGTAACTTCAACGCTAAACCCAATAAAGCGCATCAAAAGTGAGAGCAGGAATTCAAACATCTAAAATACACTCCTCTACATAAGTATTCCAAAACAAATAAAAAATAACCACACCTTACCCCGTTTCCAGAATAAGGTGTAGCCATTACCTAGTTAGACACTAACTATTGTAAACATGGCCAGATTGACCACGACACACGCTACTACACTTAAAACCATGCCGAGTGCAGCACGGATTCTCTGTACACTGATACAGAAGTTACACTTCGTCCGATCATGTACATGTCGTAAATGAATTAGCATAGAAAGAATCGCTAGGTTTGCAAATATAATTATTAATGTACTCATTATAGGTACCTCGATGTCAACTTTTTATTTCGGACAAGTTCTTGCAGTTCACCCACAGTACTTGCCTGAGAAGTATCAAGATCAAGTTTAGTTAACTTAACACGGAGTTCACGTTCAAGCGTAGATTGCAAGAATGGATTACGGTTACCCGAAATCTTAGAGCATAATGCATCGATTTCATGACGCAACTCTTCCTGTTCCTCTAATTCCTGTTCATATTCCTCAGTGTCAAACGTCTCGCTATTTTCAGAGATAGAGTTACGCTTCATCAGTACTCGGTTAGATACACCGTAGTATTCTAAACGTTTACCAAATAACATAAACCAACAACATAGTAACCAGCTGATTACTGTATCATCGTTACCACTAGATTTGTGGTCTATTCTACCATCCTTAACTACAAGGCCAAGTAACTCATCTGCTAGTTGTTTATCACAGACTTTATTACCTGCCATCCGCACGGCGGTCTGTAAAACCTCACCGTATAATAGTTTACGCGATGCGCCAGTAGTAACAAACCCAAAATATTTCCGATACGTCTCATAGAATCCTTCATCACGAACCCTAGAACTTTTCTTAAAGTCCTTTAAATCGGCATCGTCATTCGACCTATTCTGCACAACTGAATTAAAAATACGTCGGGTAGGCTCTATCTTTCTAGAGGGTAACGTTATTAATAACGAGTCTATAATCGTCGGAGCCGATGACTTTCTTTCGATAACTAATATTGTATTCTCATATTTAGTCAGTATATCAGCAAGCCAGTTAGCAAAGACAATCAAGTTACTTTCATTAATGATGGCGGTCGCCACTGTCGCAAGTGATTCACTACATGTAATAACAATCGAGATATTATCGCGTCCAACTGCGTCCGATGTATCGACACCTACTATATGTTTCTTACGAAGTTTTATAGGTAAGTCACCTTCGGTATAATACCACTTTAGTATATAACTGTTTTTGAACACTTCCATATAAGGTATAGAAATAACAACGCTGTCACGTACCATAGTTGCTTCATCAACGGATAGCGGTGATGATAGCGACCCTGCGGTCCATTGTAAACCGAAGTCACGTAGTTTCTCTTCACGCGTACCACGTGCATTGGCCATCGCATCGTAGAGTTCTAAATCACTCATTCCGAGTTGACGGTGATTAAACGGTGCATGAATTAATAGACCATCCCCTTTCGAGTTAGTCCTAATAATTTCAAGTAGTTCATCACGTGTGGCGATATCGATGAGTTTATCATCCCAGTAATAACCATCATGAAATAGATCATAAACGAATTTACCGTCTTCTTCATCACGTTTCCCAGGCGTTGTCGTAAACACGTTACCATACGGGATACCTTCATCTTCAGCAATACGACGCGCAGTAGTACCTGACGCCAAAGCTGCCGGTAACATAGCACGTATAAAACGTGTGAATGCAGTTTCATCACTAAACAATCTAGCGGATGTTAATCCACGTGCCGCTTTTTGTGCGGCAGCGATGTTACCTTGCGCAATACAAGTTACCAGTTTGTTATTACGCGCATTATACGTAAATATCTCACTATTGTCCGCATCCGTTTTTGAAAACACCCACAAGTATTGTGGAAGTGCATCACGTATACGTTTCATCTTATCGATCGTTTCAGACCGTAGACCTGCATCCTTAGTTATTAATAATGTACGACTATTTTTAAGTATGCGATTAAGGTAGACTAGTAATGACGATACAACGACAGTCTTACCTTGCTGACGTATTAATAATAGTGCGATATCGATATTATTAAAGAACGTCCATATGAGTGCGAATGAACCACGGTGTATTTTAAACGGAACCGGGTCAGCACCATCCTGAGGTACTCTTACCACCTCACGAAAGAAGTACCATGGATTAAGGAACATCTCTAGCGCAACCATCGCTTTGACTTCTAGAGACAGTGAAGGGTCGAAGGGGTCAACATGCTCAAGTTCTGGATTGATGAGTGCAAGACATGTATACCATGCCTTTACACCCATTTCTTTTTGAGTATAAGCCAGCTTCAAGAAGCTGGTATTAGTCGTCGAAAAGTGAACTATTGCATTTTCATAACCCGGTCGGTTCCAATCAGATTTTCTTAATATCATAAGTTAGAACCTTCTTAGATTATGATTTTTGATGAGCCAACATTGGGGAAACCCCTAATTGTAGTTCATCATTAGCAGTACGTGCAATCCATCGTAACATTACAACGTCGCCTTCATCTAGTTCGTCCGTAATGTTAAATGAATTCATCCAGTTATCGACTGAGATAGTATATGTTTTACTATCAAGTACAACATCCACATGCGTTGGTTCAGGCACCGCATCTTCAGTGCGGATATCGTAGAGTGGGTAAATGGTGTAGAATAATAGAGCTAACCATTCCGCTTTAGATGACGCCCCACATGAGATATCCAATTTCCAATACGTGGTGTTACTGTACTCATAAATCGCTCTAGCGTCCGTACCGTAACTAGGCTGATCATTGGCGTAGCCGATTAAGAAGTTATCTACATTATCATTACCCGCATCTAGTAAAGTAAGATGGAATGACTGAGGGTGAATGTGTGCACTGTAAATAGCATTAACTTCAGAAAGGTCTACCTTAACTACAAGGCGCTGCTTAACACCGTATAGTGTTGGGTCGAACTTAGCAGAATTAGAACTTATCTCAACATATGGCGTTGCGTAGAAAACATTACCACGCTCTAAGCTGTACAAGTAATATTCTAAACGGTATCCTTCAGTAACACTGATCCAACGCGGTACGACGAATAGCTTAACGCTGTACGAACCGTCTACCTCTAATGTCGATGCCGCAAGTGATTTATTAATAACCGAGTCCACTACATTGTCGCCTAGGTATAATTCATTACTAGACATACGGTATGATAACGTCAATGGCAAGGTCTGCCCAATGTTAGAACTAATGTAGTACGTATCATGCGAACCACTATTACGGAGTCCGTGTAATGTGGCACGTGAACCGTCAACCGTTATTACTTCACTACCGTCTGTGTAAATGATTTCAGCCTGTAGAAAGATATCATCTAATGGTAAATTGACCGGAAGTAATAATAGGTCAGAGTCCGATTTAGAAATGAATGCACTTTTCAGCTTAACATCCAAAATCTGACGGGATGGACTTTCCGACGCCAAGACTACGTTAGTATCAACAATGTAACAACGTGCTTTACAAGTAACACCACCATCGTTGTTATAAACAACAATAGTCACTAACTCACCATCTTCCACATCACCAGTACAAATGCCCGCGACTGCCTGCTTAACTGTTTTGTTACCTGTAATGCTGGCCAGTTCTAGTGGGATAAACGTACTTTGCAATTTATCATTGGTGAAGTAACCTGAAATAATTGTACCTGCATCAGATAGGTCAGTCCCTTTAAAGATGCGTATCGAATTATTAGCCGACCCAGTGAAACGTAATCGCGCATCTACTAATAAAGAGGTCGGATGTAGCTTACTGTTTATATACACACGGAATGTATCAGATTCAGAAGGTGCGCAACCACCAATCTCTGCATCAAGATTAAATTCAGCAACGGGATTGAAGTTAATCATTTCGTATGTATAGTTAGTATAGTCAGTGCTAACACATCGCCACATTGAGTTATTTACGTAGTCTATAATAAGATCGTCTGGATTCGGTACGTCGCGACCGGGCTTATTAACATCGGTATACAGTGCATCAATTAGATGCACTGTGAATCTACGGTCAATCTCGACTAGGGGTACACCGTATGAGCCGAATTGCCCATTAATAATTGTTGTCATAATTACGCCTTAATTCTAAGATGTTTATTTATAATAACCTGATTACTCAGGTATCGATCGTTTATTTTATCAATAATTGAATATTGTAACGGCTTTAACTCAATAACAGTCGTTCCGTAATGCGGGTGTATCGTAACGTATCGTAGGTCAACGCTATTTAATATAGGATCGTAATCCAATAGGTATCGGTACGGTTCCATCAGTGCATCGAAGTCCTGTGTACTTATGTAACCTGTCCCATCATCAACCTCAGGTATTAATATACCACGTACCATATCCGTAATAACACGACTCATAATAGGTGATGTCAGTGTATATAACGAAGTAATAGGATTATGGTCTATATTTTCCGGAGTCGGGTAGTAAACAGATAAATAATTCTCTACACGTTTGTCTATTGCGCGCGCAGCATCCCTAAGTACATAAGTGTCTCCGGTAACTAACGTACGCAATGGTATCGTAGCATCCTCAATCAAATAAGGTTTCCCGTTTAGACTGGTGTCAACTGATACAGACGCGTCCTCTCTAAAGACGACATCGTCACGGTGGTATAGTGCCCCGTAAACGCCAACACGGACTACCTTGTCATCACGTAAGTCAAAGTTACCATTATTACTGATAAGTCCGTTGACTACATAACCCGTCTTAGGGTATCTAATCGATTCAGCTAGACCGCGTGCACGAATGTCTATCCACGCACTGCCAGTATTTAAACTATCACCTAGATGCTCTTTATTACAGACGACAACTTGTGGCCACTTAACGAAGTAATCAATGTTAGGTACAAGTATCTTACCATTAAGCCAAATCTCAAGCGTCTCAGTTGGAGCAAACAGCGTTTTATATTCAGTACTATTAAAGTAATGATCAATAGAGAATTTAGCAAGACCGTATGTCAGATCAAGTTCAAAGCCGTATGTTAAAAAGTTACTATCGCGCCATATGCATGGGCGACGTCTTGTCTGATCAATGTCCCATACCACAGTACCGTCTTCGGCAATGCTGTAGGCATCCGTATCGGTAACATCAATGTATTCATCTGTCTGCGTACCGCTAAGAAGTACGTTAACATAGAAGCGATGGTTGTAACCTGCTATGATTTTATAATCTGTTGCATTATAATCAATATCTAACTGCTCGCCACCTTGACCAGCGATAGCTTCAACCATAACACATTCGTTATGTGCACAGGTGTATGCATCATAAGGTTCACCTAGGTGATTGTAATATCCAAGAAGTGTTCCGTCAGCATCGTATTCATACACCGTAGAACTTGTCGACAGTAATCCAGGTAACACTGCTTTTAACTTACCGCCATCCCAAACAGGAATAGTAGGTGTATCAGCTGCATATTTACTAACTGCGTTATAACCATAGGCATCAGTTACTAATGCTTTAGTGAGGCGAGGATAACTTGAAGCCATTACTTTATTATAGGAACTACTTTCAAGATTACTAGCCTGCCATTCAGGCACGTTTGAATTAACGCCCGTCATTGCCGCTTCTATGTCAGCATCGCTTAACTTATATAACTCATGAATACGATTAGTCTCATATGTTAATTCGCGTTCCATACCACTACGACGAAGTACAAGTTTTACAAGTAGGTCGTCCTTATTACTCCATTCACTTACTTGATTAATTAATTCGGTGATACGTGCCGCAGGAATAGAGTAGTCCTGATGAGTCAGTTGACGTAATGCACTTGTCGTATGTTGATGATAATAGCGACCTCCATTATCGTCCTGTATGTAAATATCGATATCGTTATAAAATTCGATAGTATCAGATTGTTTAGCAGGGTGTATCAGATATTTACGTGTGCCATCGAGTGCACTAATAAATGTTTTAAGCTCAGACACTTCAAAGTAATCGACGGACTTAACTAATCCATCGTAGACAATATCAACCACGTCCCACAATGCAATATTAGATGATGTCAAGGTCTCACGTTCATAACCATTGACAAATGCAATAGGTGCGCCAACTCTACCACGGTATGTATTAAACTTAGTGATGACATCATGTCGAATAGCAGCGGTAGAAATTACCATACTGACACATTCACTTTTATGGTCACTTGTATAATCGCTAGTATACCTGAAGTAACCATCGTATATTCTAAGATACAGTGATTTAGTCGAGAAGCTAATCTGTCCACTTACACGTTCCACGGCGATAATAACATTACTGTTTGGTAATTTACGAATCCATGCCATATGTAACGGATACGTTCTGCCAGTAATATCATAAATAGATAAAAGCGTACCTGACGCATTAATAACATTAGATAACGAGATCCAGTTATTCTCCAGATGCTCGATACCACATTCGCGATGGTTTATATTACCAAGTTGAAAAACATCGTACCACTTGGATGGGTCAGGAACACGGATTGAGTGACCAGTTACTTGCATTCCAAATGTTTCACCAGAAAGTTTTGATATTCTACGTGGTTCAATAAACCAACGTCGGTCTTGTGCTGGCTTACACCAGACATTGCTAATAGCGTGATTAACCAACCAGTTTTCCATGACTAACTCCTAAACGTATTTTTCAACCAATAAATGTACGGCACGTTGGAAGTCACGATGTGCATTACCACGATTTCGTTCATCCACTTTGGCACCAATTCCTGTGCGTTTAAACATGCTGTGTTCTGTAGCCATATAACATAATGCTGCGAATGCAGGCGGGTATTCAACAGCAAGTGCCACATGTTGAGGTGCATTTGCAGTTGCCCACCAACTACCGTTTAATACATTATAAAGGGCCGTCGTAGAAAAGTCACGTAGTCTAGGACCAAGGTCTAGTTTCTTTAATGTCTCTACAAATTCATCCACGTCACGTGGGAAATGGTTTTCCACATTAGCGGCAACTTCTTTAACAGTATTTAAATCCAGCGGTAAGTTACGACTGATAGATTGCAGATGACGCTCAATAGTAAGAGGGTCTTCTATGTTATTATAATACTGTCCTATAACGAACATACCGCACAGTGACATGATACGATTACGTTGGTACGGCGTAAGTCCGTAACGGTGTGTAATGATATCGGTTAGCCATCTCGCGTATATCTCATTAGAGAAATTAAAAGCCATAAAAATACTTTCTGACTTTTCAGCACGCGTCCATGCTAGCTCTAGATTAGCAAATAATAGATTCAACTGCTCATCTAGTGTATTACGCACCTTGACGCTACCATCTCGGTTAATGCTAGTGTAAGGTCGAATATCGATAAATACTTTGTTATCTTCTTTACTATAGAGCGGATAAAAAAATGGGCTAACGTCCATATCTTCATTCACTGACACTATGTCTTCGTTATCGCCTGTTGTAGGTTTACCTACTGTATTCTTGGCAATCTCCAATAGGATATTATTGACTTGATAACCTTTATTAAGTTTCGAGTCGTATGCATTTGTTAAACTCATTTTAGTACCTCTTTAAAATAATGGGATAATAATTGTAAATACTTATGACATAGTGTCGTTTTTTTAACAGCAATAGGAGACTTTAAAATGTCCATTGTTAAAAATGGTACGCCCCAGTCAGTTAACTATGGTGTGGATGACCAATCGGTTCCAGATCTAGTTCCTGTCGCGGCGGGTAAACCAATCCATCTCCCGCTCTGCTTTACGTTTAGCCCAAAAGGTGACCCATCACAGGCATATGTAGTCTCTGGTGACCAAGCTGAAACCATGTATGGTGACATCTTCGACGTAAAATCAGATTATACTACATTCAATACACCATTCATTAAAATGTTCAATGAAGCTGCCAATGAAATGCTTGTGCAACGTGTCGTACCAACAGACGCTAAAAGTGCATCATTACGTTTATATGCTGAAGTTGTAACAGCTACCGTTCCGATTTACGAACGTTCAATAGATAACTCTATTGTTTATGGTAGTGATGGTTTGCCTAAAACTACAGGAACAAAAGACGGTATTAAAATCGTTTGGCGCTTCGGTACATTTGGTGAAACAGCTGGTGAATTTAAACAAGGTAAAACTTTTGACGGTACCCTTACAGGTATCGATAATAAAGTATCTACCATCTACCCTATCATGGACTTTGCAGCACCTTACGTTGGTGGTAAAGTAAATGACTTCGGTATTCGTTTATGGTGTCCTAACAGCAAGTCAACTAATGCACTTAATCCAGATATCGTGGATGAAGTTAAAGCACGTATTATGACAATTCAATTCGTTGACTTGTTAACAGAAGGTACAACACCTTCTATTACACGTACTTTAGATGGTGCTACTGACGCAAGCTTCTCGTTCATGTCGGGTGCATATTACGAATCTATGCGTCTTGATTTAGACATCGATGAAGTTATCTTGCCATCATACCGCAACATGAATCCAGACGCAGGCTACGCGCCAACGTTAGGACCAATCTCTGATTTACATGTTTATGATGCAAACCTAGAAGCAGTGCTTAAACTGGCACAAGCTGCTATTGCAGACGCTGACCTTACCAACCATCACATGGTTGATATCTTTACAGGTCTAGATGTCTACGGTAATGCATATAATGGTCTGACTGTTGATGATGGAACTGAAGGTGGCGAGCTACTTACTGACACCCACGTACATTATCTAAGTGGCGGTTCTGACGGTACAATGACGAACGAAACGTTTGATTTGTTAGTACGTAACGAAATGCTACAGTTCGGTGAAGGTAGTGTAAACTACTGGAATGTACTTAAGTATCCATCATCTGCTTTATGGGATGCGGGTTACAGTACAGATACCAAAGATGCACTTACTAACTACATTGCAACCCTAAAGAATACTAACGTGTTCTTATGTACTCACGTATGGGATCAAGGTAGTAATTCAATGCAAGTGGAAGAATCTATGAAAGTGGCGTTAGCTGCTATGCTTAGAGCACATCCTGAATCGTCTAAGTACGGTACGCCAGCAATGCGCGGACATGTAATCGGACATTCAATGTTATTGAATAATAGCCAGTATCGCGAACGTGTACCTGTTAGTTACTCACTAGCTCGTATGATCGCAAAATACTCGGGTGCAGGCGACGGCTATTTCAAATCGCAGTACAAATTCTCGCGCGGTGAGCTTGCTGTTATTACGGACGGTTACGACATCAACTTAACTTACAAACCATTTACGACTTACATGTCTGATTGGGATAACGGTTTAGTTAGTGTACGTTCATTTGACCAGTACCAATACCATTTCCCTGCATTATACACAGTGTACGATGAAGACCGTTCAATCTGTAATAACATGTTGGTTGCGATTATCATCGCTGACCTAGAATACTTGACTATTCAAACATGGTCAGAAATGTCAGGTGTTTCGGACATGACTGATGCACAAATCGTTAAAATGGTTAATGCTAAGCTGATAGCTAAAACAACTGGTCGTTATGACGGTGTGGTTACTATCGTTCCGAATGCGTACTTCACAGAAGCTGATAAGTCTAACGGCTACTCAATCACTGTGGATATTGATCTATATGGCGCTGTAATGAAGACTGTGTTCAAACAGACTATTATTGCCCATCGTTATGAGGATGCTTAATCATGGCAACACTTTCTGAACGATTAATAGACTCCAACTTCACTACGCAGGCAACTTCACCAATGGTGAACGCGTTTGCAGGTGGACAAATGGGGCCCTTGGTAAACCAAGGACGCTACGTACAAAATGCACACTACGTTAAACGTAATGTACTTGTACGTGTTGTAGAATTTCCTAAATGGATTGACTACATGCCAAAACCTGATGTATTTCGTCAAGCGATTAAAACGTTTTTCGAAGTACACACTAAAGTTGATGGATTGAATAAAGCCTTAACAGCTGAGTTCGCTGAAACTAACATTGGTGCAGGCGGTCATAAACAATATGACTTAACAAATGTGATTGAAGCTCAGTCTGAAATCGTACATACGGCAACAGAAAAATACGGACAGGTCTACAAGACACTTCTTGATTTCTGGTTGCGCTACGGTATGCAAGACCCTGTGGCTAAAATCCCATTAATCTCAGTAATCAGTGATGAGGTAACAGATGCCTTACCTGATATGTATTGTGCTACGGTACTTTACTCTGAGCCTGATCCATTACACAAGTACGTACAAAATGCTTGGTTGGTTACAAACATGGCACCACGTCTTAACGGTCCTGATGAAGGTCGTAAAGATTTAAGTGCTGCGGGCGAGACTGTAGAAATGGCAATTGGCTTTACTGGTTTGCAACAAACATCTTACGGTGTTAAAACATTTGCACAAGACCTGTTAAATGACCTTGACCGTTCTGGATTAAATCCAATGACGCGTAAAGCATTCATGACAGCAATTGATGCTGATGTATCAGCGACAGCTGGCGGTTACTTTGAAGACGCTACTGACCTGAAGTCTGAACAAGTTTAACTTGTAAAGGCAAAAAAAAAGAAGAGGGCGAAAGCCCTCTTTTTATTTGTTTAGCAATTTTACTTATTCGTAGATAATCACCGCACCATCGGACTAGTCCTCGTCAAGTAATATATTGTTGTCTTTAAACCCTTCAGGTAAGTCTCGCTTACCAATAATAGTCCACACTAAGTTATCACCAGTTGAATTAGCGCGTTGTTTATTAACCCAGTGCGATAACATGTCTTCTTTGAATGGGCCAGTGAATGTTACTGTCGCTTCTTTCGGGTGTGATTTATATTTAGGCTCACGCTTTTCTCTACGTGCCTGAATGTCTTCACGTACCATTGCACGCATGATGACATCGTTTTCTTCAGTTTCAGCTTTGGTTAGAACGTGTGTTGTTTTTAAGTATACTAGTTTGTAGGCCATGATTTATTAAACTCCAAATAAAAAATAATGTAATGGAGCCTACTAAGTAGACTCCTGTAAATGCCGGGCGATTAGATATCCCAGATTGCAGCTAGTTCATCGGCAACATCTGAAGTAGAATCTAGACCACGGAAAACTACACGCGAACCGATATTATCACGAACAATTTGTCGAGTGACTTCACCTTCAGGACGTGCGATATCGATACCGAATGATGCTAGCGGCGCAGTTAAACCAAACGATAAGTTATTAACATCTTCATTTGCTTTAAGGTGGTTCATCATTGACTCACCCACTAATGAAGTTAACGCCGCAGATGAATCAGCTACGATGCTAGATAATGATTCTAACTGCTCTTCAGAAACGCCCGTATTTAACATAGCGTCTTTAATCGCCGATTCGTTTTCAACTGATACTACATTTTTGTCACTGATGATTGCATTACCTAATGCAGATTTAATAGCTAGTGCTGATTCGTTTAACTTAGACATAATGTTTTTTCCTGTAATGATAAATGTTTATTTAGGCACCGAAGATAGTGCTACAAAAGAATACGTCACTAGTAATATATTACTGACATATCACTTCAATGAAATATACTTGAATATAGTTTCAATCCTACTTATATGTAAAGTGTGCTTAGACGCACTGTAAGCGATTGTAAGCAACTCTATAACGTAGTGTATACAATGGCCGCCGTTGGACATGATTACGGCATAGGTTGTAACTATGGAGCGATGACAAATAAAAAAAATGAGGACAGCTTTCGCCATCCTACATTATTTACACTAGTCCACAAACTTTCGTTATTAAATCATTGACATCATACACTTTAGTATCTACATAAATACTAGTACCGCCTGCTTGTTCCCATTCGATACAATTACGTTTGAAATCATCAATAAGGATGGCATCCTCATGAGCATAAGTTACTTTATCACTTGATAGTTCAGTAACAATAACTTTACTCTCAACAATACCAAAGTTACGGTATAGCCAAGTGAGTTTATCATCCCGGACCATGTTATAAAAGGGGTGTACTCCACCTGCACTTGTTAATATCTTCCAATCGCACGATAGTTCGTTTAACGCATGAATCAAATCAGCAAACTTATCAATAACAGGTAAGTTATTGAATAGATGTGGTTCAACGCTATACATAGACGATAGTAGCTCGTCTCTGTCGGGCAACCCATTTAACTCAGTAATAGATAGATGCGAGAAATGATGCTCAAGAACATAATCCTCCCAATCCGCACCAAGTCCGTCCAAATCAACATATACAGTCTTTAACCCCATTATAACACTACTCCCCTAAAATACGTATTGTAGAAATACCACGGTGATAGGTCGTGTGTAACGCCATCCGCATACCATCATGGATACCTGAATTTCTCAGATCCTCCATTCTCCAGTTAAACGTGTCAATGTCACTATCTGTTACAATTCGTAAAATCGCGCGTGCGGCTTTACGTCTGTTTGGATAACGCGCATCAAGTAGTCTACTTATATCATCCCGAGTTATGTCATTATTTAACCCAGTCAAAATTAAGTCCTCAACATCAGTAGCACCTAGCCGGAGTAGCGTAGGTGGGATACTGACGTTATATGTCTTAGCCATAACTTTTCTCCTCTTTGGTTAAGGGTGATCAGGTGCGCACCATGACATCCTTAAAGAAAGGGATTACTACATTTTACTAATTCCTTCTTTTGCAAGCTTAATAGCCTCATCCCATGTCTTTTTATTAATAGGATGGACGTTACTTACTTTCTCCGCCTTTTCACCCATGGTACATGACATGCTACCGTTAAGACTAAATGCGTAATACCCTAGGTCAAAAAGCTCATCTTCCAAAGTATACGGTAACTTAACCTCAAAGTAGAATAGACTTGTATGTTCCACATTCCCAAACTTTATATCAGTTGTTGTTTTAACTGGCAATAAAGTCCCTACCTTTTCAGCTTTCGCAGAACAGGCTTCCGGAGAATAAGGCACTACCCACAGTTCTTTACTATTCACTACGTCCCTAACGAGTTTCTTAGTAGGTCTAACTACCTCCTCTACGTTAAGGCGGTAAACAGTATAAATGGGTACATCTATGTCGGTTCGCTGTTTACCGTCTGACGTCATACGATCTAAAATGTCATAGAGTACAGCTGCATGTCCATAGATACAACCCTTCAATGTTTCACTTCCACAGATTCTGGGAATACTCCGGTCTTCTGACACCATCTGCCGTTCCCCTATTCTAGGTACCATAGTACGTAGTCCAGGATTAGTTGAGATATGTAAGAAGTCGACGTCCTTAACGACCGTCATTGATTTAGCAATGGCGGGATTCTGTCTACTTATCCAAGTGCTGAGTCGTGACATGGTCCACCACCCTACCAGTTAGAGATTACAGAAGGTACTACGATCTCAGTGCCAGACTTCTTATAATAATCTACAACTGTCTGTAAGTCAGCAAGATCATTAGCCTCTAAACCGATTCCCTGAGAAGGAGCATTCATTACATTAATTACCGCAGCTAACGGGATATTGATGTCTTCGAATGATTCACACGCAAATGACTCTAACCCTGGCGCATTGTACTTATGCGCTACAGATAACCCTGGTTCAACAACCCAGTCAAATGTAATAAGGTCTGTCAGTGTACGTTCTACACGACCATGAATGTATTGGTCATCACAAAGTGCACGTAGACTGAAACATACGTTTTGATCGGGATTGTCTAATGCCGCCTTTAAAAGATGGCCACGCTCACGGTCTGGTTTAACTGAACCGTAAATCAACATCAACTTACCACTAGCACCGGGACCTTCACCTTCAACAACTTCCACGTCACGGATATGTGCACAGATGTTCTTAGGAGCAATACGTTTAATACGTGCAACGTACTCTTCCAAAGGTGCGCCTGGACGCCACTGTGGATGATCTTCTTCACTGTACAGGTTACCACTGGACATACGTCGCATAAACGATGAAGATGATTCGAATAAATGTTTACTCGCCTCATATCCGTACCAGATACCTGCACTATTAATGATATTAAATGCACCTAGACAAAGACGGTAATATCCGTTCTCATCAGGTTTTAATACCCCACCTTTATTCGTACCGACCAGCGCGGTACATGAATACTTTAAAGCCATAATAAACCACCTACTTCATATATAATTCTTCCAAGGGTTCAGCACGCTTAGGTTCTGCTGTTAACGCAGATTTAATTGCACGTTGCAATTCAGAACCATTTATACGTGCTAAGTTAGACGTGGTATTATTCGCTATATCACGTGTCGCAATAAATCGAGGGTGCTCATGTACAACCGCTCCTGATTTCGCCGTATGTCTGTAATACTCCTCGAACTTTTTAGGGTCTCTAGAAATATGTGCAGTAATGATATCAAATACTGCTTGATTATCACTAAGACGAATATCGTTAAAATATTTAGCGTCACGGAATAGCTCCGCATGATCAAGATAAGTTATAAACCACGGACTATGTCCATAATCTATAAAGTAATCCATAATGTAATTTACCAACTTCTTATCACGTACTGCCATTGTATTACGCACGACAACACTTCCCGGTTCAAAATCGAACTTAAAGTATTCCTCGTCGTCTATTAAAATAGTATCAATGGTCGTAGGTACAATAGTTAGCATGGTAGTTGCTTTCGAAACACCGTAGTATTTGTCATCAATTACAATAGCGTAAATACCAACGATAGAAACCTCACTACTAATTATAGCCAATCCTTTATCGGTATAACCAGTCGGGACATAAATAGTACATCCAGTCTTTGTGATCAGCTCATGGTTTTTATTCTCAGTAAGAGAAGCTTGCACCTTTTCAGCATTTCGTTTTAATAATGAGATATCCATTTTGAATTATAACCCTTCGTTAATAATTAAACCACTAGCCACCCAGTCAGTAATGTATTCTGCAATTACTGCTGTAGCTGCTTCATCCGGTGCCATACCTTCTTCGCAACGGTCATTGATACGTACTAGCAAATACTTAGCAGGCGTATGATAAAAGAAGATATCACAAACCACATCCATACAAACCTTACCAGTATCTTTTAACTGTCCATTAGACACTTTAGCAATACGCTCTTTAGCTAATGTAATAAGCGCAGCTTTAGTTGCCAGTTTAGGATAGAAGCTAGCATCAAAATCGTCTAATTCTTTTAAGACGCATGAGTATAACGCATCTTTCAATTTACCTAGACGCTCGTTATCTTGCAGAATACGTTTAGATGAATGGTACGTACTCCACTCATGTGTATACGTTTTAGCATTCTCGATAGTATCGTCAAAACCAAGCACGACATTACCGTCAGCACGTAAAACCGCACCGTAGATAATTTCAGGTGTACCACCTGCGTTAAGCCACTTGTCATAGACAACTGAATTAAGGTAAACTTTTGTATGATCATCACTGATACCGTAACTTAATACTTTAGCAGCAACATCTTCACTTTCGATACGTTGTAACATACTACATGCTGAACCAAGTGCATTAGTAATACGTTTCAGCAATGTATCCCACTGCATACCAGTCATCTGGCTATTATCAACTGGATTATCAATGAGCATACTTGCTACTAAATAACGCAGTAACATTTTATTACGGTTTAAGTAATAAGGCGCTTCAATAACACCGAGGTCAATACGACTATGGAAGATGTCATTGAATACATCAGTAATAGTCATGCCACAATCATCTAAAAGACCATGGATTAACGTATCAAAACTAGCTAGCCCAGTAGTTAATAATTTATGTAACACTTCTGAATCAGGCGTAGGTAGTCCTGGGATTTCAGAACGTGGTACACGTGTATTAGCTGCTTTATGTTTAGATAATACACCTAGGATGGTTTGATTCTTCCAAGCACTGTGTACAGGAATATCTATAATCTCATACGGTTCAGTGTCGGCAGAAGCAACTTCCATAAAGTCATTCATATTTTCAATGACAGATGCAATAAGTGGTTTAGCAACAGTACGCGCATGTTTCAATGCATTACGACTTGACGTCGCTACTAGGTCAACAGCTTCAGCCATTGAGTAAGTATGTAAAGACGCATTTACAGTAACGATTGTATCACCGTCAGATTCACTTTCGATTGGGTCAGATGTTCCCATTACTGGCATACGCGCTAGAGACTTCAGCCACGCTTCTTCAAAACCGGACATCTCATTCCAGTTATCAATCAGCGGTGTGTATGCAGCATTATCAAGTGCAGCAACTGGCGATGCGACATGCGGATGGATACGTAGTCCGCTATTGTTTAACTGTGTAACAATCGGCGAGATAGCCGTAAGGGTTTCATTGCTAATCATAACTAACCTCTCAATGCATCAGACATGTGGCTGTTAATTTTACTAGCAACGCCATCTGTAATAAGTTGACGTGTCAGCTTATGACCGTCTCGTGTTTTTGCACAATCGTGCCCCATCACTTTCATGATGGCAGCGCTCGCTAACTCAACTGCATTTGCGGTTGTAATTAGATTGCGACGTTCTATAGAACTATTCATTTTATTTAACTCCGGAGTTTTAAAGGGATGTAAGTGGGGGCGACCCACTTACTATATGTTAACCTGCGGCTAAAAGTTCCTGACAGTGTTCAGATATTAATTGGCATAACTTCACAGTCGTCCCTATCTGATACACGGATAATACAATACGATTATCTATAGACATTTTACCGAATATAGCGTCGAGTTGTGCACCGTCTGCCGTCTCATTCTTACCAGTCATTACACGTCTAAAAGTAGTTTTAAGCTGGTTAGCAAAAACCGCCTTATCACCACCAATAGCAGCAACGTCATGTGTAAGATAAAGACGAATGACCATAGTGTCAAGTTCTACAGGATTACCGTCAATTCTGAGGGAACTATCAACACGGCCTGTTTCGGCTACTTTGATAGGACTAACTTTAGCTTCTTTCTTACGACGTCGATCACCGCTTTTAGCAATGGTCAATACCGATTCTGACATGTCTTCAAAGTCACCATTATAGAAGATCTCAATCTTATCTACGTGCCCTTCAACTTTAGCAGTTGGAGCCTGTGCAGATAACCGACGTAATGTATCAATGGACTTATCACCGAAGCCTTGATTACCTGCGGTAAGTTCATCTTCAATAATACATAAAGTAGTTTCAGGATCGAGATTCATACCAACGGTCACTAATTCATGAACCGCCTGATCGAACTTAACAACGATATGTTTTACCTTGGTTATTTGCGTTTTCAGTTTATTCGACAACTCCTGTGATATAGCACTAGAATCCTCTAGCGTGTCAACACCTTCAAGTAATACAGTATTAGAATAACACCCTATCTTCCAATTTACTTGCGCCTTATTTATTAAGTCAGGTTCAAAGAACTTCTTATTGAAAGTTAATACATCACCCTTCTTAAAGGTTGCCCCCTGTTTGACATTACTCTCAAGTAAGTGCGGGTAAACACCACCTTCATGTTTACCGAAGGTCTTACCTAATGGGAAAGACTTAGTCGTTTTAGGCTTAGTACCGTACTCAACCGTAACGCCGTACTCGTCTATGGAAACCACCTTACCGTCGTCCTGCGCAATGTTTGCCTGTGAACTACCAGTTCGGTGTGCTATCATCTTTTCAAACCCGGTTCTAAAGCAGGGTACGGTATAACCATCAGCAGCGATAGCGGAACCATGTTGGATGTTAATAAAGTTAGCACGCTTATCATCATCAAAGAAAGTGCCTGGCGATAAGAGTACTGGTGCAGATACTAACTGCGCAATATCTAAATCCTTAGACTCCCCTTTTTTCTTAGAACCATCTAAGTCCGTATAAACTGGATTAGCAACTGTATAGGCTGTAATACTCACATCACCACTATCCACCGTATCGCCTGATATCATACCTAAATCAGACTCATGGAATTCACGAGTACGTTTAACCATCGAACGTCTGCTACGGCCACCTGTCCCACCAAAGGTTACAACGTCAGCTTCTTTAATAGACTGTACTGGATTCGCATCACTGGCAATCATCACGGACGGGTCTTGTGCAATCGACGACCAGATTTCAGAAGAGGGTATATCAATCTTCTTCTTCACCCCTGGTTTATTATTGTAGTCTCGCACGCCACGCACTAGTCCCGTATATACTGCACCTGCGATACGCTGATGTCCGAAGATATGCATGTTATCCATATCGGTTTCTTTAGGATGTTTATCATTCGTTAGTAATTCATTAGAACGACGTAACAACCCTTTGAAGTGAGTAGGTTCGCCCATCTTCTTAAGTATACGCTCAGTTACCGGGTCAACAAACATGGTCTCCATTAAATCTAGCTCATTAAGATAACGGATACCTAATCCGTCACGTTGTATCATATTCAAATAAACATCTTTCTTATTAAAATCATGCAAGGTGAAGTCACGCATTATTTTCAGGTAAGGTTTTAACCCATTGAAAACGAGTGATTGCTCCTGCGATACAAAGGTAAGGATTAACTTACTATCCTTAAGTCGCAATACCATATCGCCATCATCCTCGGTAACTCGTTCAGATGCATCCGCAATTCGGTAACTAACGCCAAAGCCTTTAAGCGCATTCTCGATACCTAAGTAGTAACTGAAGATAATCGCAAGTGGTATACTCTTACCCATCATTGACAGTTCACTATATTCCTTAGGTGCCTTAGAGGTATCGATGCCAATGAGTTCTGGTACAGTACCAACTTCCGACATACCTTTATTCGTTTTCTTGTATACTGTACTATATCGGTCCATCGCATAAATGCCTGAGGTGGATTTGCCAATAGGTACCATCTTCTGGGATTTGAGCTCTTTAACCTCCTCCTTACCAAATGTCTCTTCCATTGTAGCGGTATTGAAATGATACACAACACCTTTGGAAGTAAAGCCAGATAGTCGTTGGGATATAGTAGTGTAATCTCTTGGTAATTCAACCGTCGCATCAAATACGTTAGAGAATTTCATATTACTAATACTAGTATCAGCCGTATCCAAACCGATAGCTACTATTTTATTGGTTAACCATAAAGGCCAGTTGTTTGTAGCCTTCTCAGAACGTTTAATAAAGTTCTTACCATAGAACGATGTTAGCGCCACTGTGTCCGGTGCGGTTTTACGGATGGGTAGCATCCCCATCCAAAATGGACCATATCTTCATCTCATTAATTTGAGAGCCTACCGTTTTGGGTTTCCCCTACTCTACTCGCTTTAACCACACTTTCGTGTAGCCAACTGATTATTACACTACAGTTGTCATTGGTCCCCGTAGGGATGTAGCTTTCGATGGCCTCTGAACACATCCCAGCGTATCGTTGATACGGTAAGGGACTTCGCTGCGCCGATTGGTGTCAGTACTATACGTTTTTACCGTGCCTATCACTTCCATTAATGGGATAGGTATTACACTGTATTTCTACGTGCAAGTGGTAGTATAGTGTTTTAATAACACGTTCCCGCAATTAGGTAGGTTTTTCTAGAGCAGACTTACGTCCGCTCGGTGGACCATTGTAAATGATTAAGAAATTATATCTAACTTCCTAAGTTCTTTCTTTAAATTATCAAATAGTTTATCGTTAGCTAAGTCTTCGCGGTTGAATACCAATAGCGGTATGTCCTTACCGTCGGCCAGTATAGCTTTGGCTAGGTCTCTGCACACGGTGTCATAGTACCCTTCAGCCCCGCCAAATAGCTCAACAGGTTTGTAATGCTGTATACCATGAAATTCAATTAACACCTTAACGTCAGGCAGATAGAAGTCATACCTAAATCTAGACCCGGTAAATGAATACTCTTTCACGTATGCGATGCCTAACTTTTCCAAGTAAACGACTAGCTTACGTTCTCCGAAGCTTTCACGACATCTAGGACAGCCTGTCTTACTTCCAATATGGCTACACGGTCTAACTTCCCATGGCCCATGTGTATTACACATGACAGTTAACTTAGTTTTACTGTTAACGTACTTAGCACGACTGTAATCGTACGTATCGCCATGAATACCTTTAGCTTTTTCTATAAACTCTTCTAACGTACTTCGCTGACTCTGATGCGCACATTTCATACATCTATGTCCTGCAAGATGCGCCCTTGCAGGTTGTTCGAATCGTCCATGTATAGGACATTTGATTTGAACCATATCCGTATTCTTAGAAATGATAACGTCACTATAATCATAAAGGTTACCATGCACTGCCCTAGCCTTCTCTATAAAACTATCTTTATTTAAATGATTGTTTTCAAGAGCACATGACGGACACCCACTGCCTTCGTAGTAATGTGAGATAGGTTTAACTTCCCAGTCGCCGTGAATGGGACAAGTAACTGAAACCTTAGTAGTCGTATTAATAAACTTAACGTTATCGTAACTGTATTTAACACCATGTTTCTTTCTAGACTCCTCTATAAAGTCTAGCCGTGTTAAATGTTTACCGCATCGTTTACATCCACGCTTACCTCTTACCAAATTACTTGGCCAAGCATCATAAGTTCTGTTATGTATGTTGCAAGTAACTGAAACCTTAGTACGTTGATTTTGATAATTTAAATTAGGAAACGATAGTGTATCCCCAAAGAGATTTTTCATCGTATCCAAGAACTGTTTAGTTCGAATATATTTCTTTTTCATAATAGCCACACTACGTTAATTAATTACATAGTATAGCTGACTTACAATCCACCCGCTGTTTACGCATCGTGTAGCGTATATCATTCGCTGTCCAGTAACCTTCCTCATCAATCATAGGCGTGGTGAAACGTATGGTAGATTGCTGACCTTTAACAGGTGCGAGTTTTACAGTATGTAAGTTAAGGCGGTTTGCCGCATCAATCACTTCTTCGACATTATAGTCAACGACCGCTACACCTGCACGTTGTAAAGAAACAACAGAACCACTAATGTCTTTAGGTAATACCTTCGTAATGTAATCACGATTAAAATTAATAGTGGAACTTACAGCCATGGACTTATCGAAGATACTGTCATCGTCAACCATCACAGTTTCTTCAACCTTAAGCTCTTCTGGTTTAACCTCTAACATGTCCGCCAAGGTTCCTTCACCGTAAGGGTTAGGTATTTTAAGATAGTTAGTACCAAGGTCTTTAATACGCTGATATTCTTTAGTGGTAATAGAGCCCGCTTCGATATAACGTGTACAGGCCTTCTCAATCCCCTCATCAACAGTGACTTCTGTCTCTACTTTAGTCGCTGCCCCAATCTCTTCCTTCTTAACGATTTCAAAATCAACATCGGCTTCGGTTTTGTCTAGCTTGTCAAAGGCTTCAATCTCATCCTTCAACTCAACTTCAATATCAATGTCATTATCCACATCACTTCGGTCGATGAGTTGATGTATCTCACGACCTTCTAAATCGGTTAGGACATTGTCGTCTTCTTCATCTTCCACCGCTTCAACAACTTCAGGCTCGGCCGTAGCTAAGTCGGTCATCGTTTTATATAAACGACGTTGCATCTGTTCAGGTGAAACTTGACCGTCGCCGTCATCTCCCTTACGCCAGAAATCCAATTCACCCAAGTTAAGGTTAATGAACTTATCATTGTACGATAGTAATACATTGATACGTTTCATCTGTGCACTATCGATCTGATTTAACAGCGAACTTTCACGAGTGGTACCAAGCCACGTCCATAGTTCAAGAATAAATAATGATGCATCATCCTTCATGTCTTTGAGCGTTGATACGTCACGGCGTTTCTCTGCACGACGTAACTTATTAATTGACGCAAGCATGTCAGGTATAGTAAGGAGTAAATAGTTTTGACGATCATATTTACTTGATGCGGTAGATAGGCCCTCAACTACGGTAGCAAAGTTATTATGCCATTGCGCATACCAACTCATCTCCGATTGTTGATAACGGTACATGCGCATGACTGGCGCATAGTTGTATACTAATAAAGTACGTGGGTCACGTTCAACTAGTTTAGTGTCATGTAAGCGACGTAACTTTTTATTAACACGATGGTAATGTTGTACATCACGGTTGATACCAGCTTCAACACGACGTGGTCTACCAAGTACATTGTTGTCAGTTAATTGAGTAATGTGATTTACCTGTACTAACTTTTCAGCACGTTCTAATACAGGTAAAGTTTGTGGTGGCCCTATTTCAGAGATACCTGAAGTAGGGACGTAATGTAATGTACTGCCCACTGGTAGTGAGAGCTTACTAAAAGGTGCAATCTTAGGATTACCAAATTGCTGTAAACGTATAATCGTGAACTCGCGATTAAAGTTTCTAAGAAGTATCATGTCGATCTCCAATTATTATTCAATAGCTGATTTACTTGGGTCAGCTAATATATTTTTCATTACACGAGAAACTAGGTCGACGTCTACGTCAACCGTTAATGTGTTATCACTCGCTATCCAAAAGCTAGAGCGGTTCATCATTGCTTTGTTTTCTGCTAATGCTTCTTCGGTGTAAACTGAATCACTAGATGCGGTATCACCATCGAACGGGCATTCATCCAAAACGTAACTAATGGACAGTTCTCAGAGGCATCGACTCATGAACTTCCCTCCCACTACAGGAGGATACTAGACTATATCTTCACCCTCTACTTAAAGAGGGGCTTTCCACTTCGCCTGCACTTGCAAGCTACCCCGCGCTACCGGACATGTTAAAAGTTGTAATGTGTTACTAGATTAAATGAGTCACGATTCCTATTTACAACATACTGCATATTTAATTTATAATACATAGTACGTGGAATCCACGGTATAAACTCTCTGACTAAGTCTATAAACCGTCTAAAGTTAGTGGCATTGATGTATAATCGATAATGGTCGGATTTAGCTAAACCGGACTTAGAATCTACATGAATTGTTGTCTCTATGCCAAACTTGTCAAACAATATCTCTGATAGTAATTCATTTTCAGAGTATGTGAATGATTGAGTGTTAAGGTAGCCAAACCTAGAAACACTATTATTCTTTTTCGTATGTATGCTTAGACAACCATCATCTAACCACCATATGAGTAAACCTAACGGATTTAAAGCATTGGCTAACCTAGATAATCCATACTGATAAAAGCTTCCGATATTGTGCATATTGACATACCCTTTACAGTACTCATATGTGCCTATATTTGTCCGTTTCTTAGCATTACGATATCTACGCACGTTGTATCCAAATTGCTCGGCCAACGATAATTTAAACAGCATATATGACTGCTGTGGCTTAGTATGACAAAGTTCTAAACACCGTTGGCGTTTAGATAGATGACCGTCACCTAATATCATGCCAGCAACGAATCCCTCTTCTAAATGTCTAATTTTCATTATAAGTACCTCGTGGAATAAATTCCGTTATTTTTTAGATTGTCAGATCTAGTTTACATTACATGATGCGTGTGGAATAAATTCCTACATCCTTTAACAATTTTAGTCGTTGAACATTCACCGTGGTATGTAAATACCCTCTAGGTGCTTAGCTGCTACGATTTGCGAATTAGGATACCCTTAGCATGAACGCTTCACAGCGAGCACTTTTTATTTATTAGCTTAGGTCATCTAAACCTACCCTTTCGAGTATTTGACTTTTTTCTGTCTTTCGACAACTGTCACGCTCGTCCTTTCGGACCACGTTGTAGTGGGTTTAGCTTTATCGCTTTCCAGCAATTCAAAAAGAAACCAACTAGGAATTACTCCCTAGCGGGACTTAGTATACTCAATTATTTTATTACCGTTTTTTCCAATTGTTCTATTTTCACGTAATGCTCTAAGTAAACTAGTACGTGTCAGTCCTAAAAGCCTTGCAGCTTCTTTACAGCTACAACGATGCTTTTTACCGTCTGTGGTCATAACGACATAATTACCTATCGCCACAGGAACTTCTTTTGGAAAATCTTCATCAGAGAGTCCATCCATGTATTGAAATCCATCGTGGATGTATTCTGAGCCTTTAGATATTCGATTACTTACTGTCGTACCAGTCACACCTACATATTCGCCAGCCTGCGCTCTGCTCCTAAATAGGTAAATGGTTCCGGTATGTACGTCACGTAGTTTCACCAATTGGTTATCACTACGCAGGCCTGTCTCGTAAGCGTGATCCATATTCCTTGAACGTGTCGCCCATTCGAGGTTCCCTAATGCGTCACTGCCGGGAATACCATTCAAATGGTTAACGTCTAACGAGTTAACATCTTGCCTATATTCTTTAAATGCGATAGCCAACAATCGATGTCTTAACGCATTATAAGTTTTATTACCGTCATCTGTAACTCTGAAGGTATAATAGCCTGTTAATGCCTTAGATGCATTAATGTAATCGCTATTACTTCTCTTAAGTAAGTGTCCTGTTTTATTTATGACGTAATTATTAAAATAAGGTATGATGTAGTAGCCGGGAATCTCGATAGATTCAACTGGCTTAATTATGGATAACATGCCGCTTTCAGGCGTTTTAAAATCATCATTAACAAACGTAGCTTCTAAATACTTCCAGTAAATCGGAGGCATATTGAATGCATGGAACGCTATTAATACTAAAACCTCAATTTTATAGTTGAGTCCAATGTCAATCGGATTAGTAATAATGCCATTATGATAACATTTAAAATCGCGTGTAAACGATACGTCTGGGTTATACGGCAATGTAGCCGAATTATCTAAAGTTTTAATTCTACCTAACATATATTTCTCCTATGTGCTTATACATAAGATACATACATTAGACGCGGTAAATATATATGAGATACGTGTTAATCAGCTCCAAGCGGTTTTAGGTGGCTAGGATGTACAGCCATTGATGTAATGAACTCATCAATACTTCTGTCCGGGAAGTCAATCGCAGGTTTTTCTTTACGAGTTGTCCAATCATCCATTAGCTCCCATACCATCGTTGTACTTGTGGTAGTAGTTAAGCGCATCGTTGACGAGTAAGTACTACCTTGTCCGATTACAGGGTAACGCGTTACCATTGTGAAATAATCATTCCAAATGCTGTAACCACTCAGGTAAAGTAATTCGGTAAGAGTAATAGGACTAACGTGTTTCTTGAGTAGGGTCTCAGGAAGTTCATTAATATCGTAGAATATCTTGAACTGTTCACCATCATTATAAATCAGTGCCACGTATTTACCAGCAGCCATAACGGGGTTATGTCGCCCAACGGTAGAGCGGAAACTATTGATGAGTTTCTCAACACCTTCATCGGTAGTAAACTTATCATACTCTTCAGGACTCACCTCTACTAGTCCACGCTTAAGCGTTTTTGGGTCAATGAGGTAAAGTGATCCGTTACCCGCGTCAACAGGTGGTAAGTATGTCGTACGTATGGCATGTATCGCAATAGGGAACAATGACTTCATCCCTTGAAAAAGCCCGACGATAGTATCAGTGGATTTTATCTCATCCTCTCTATCCATTACGATAGATGAAGTATCCATACTTGATATTACATTACGCGTCCCGTTGAATATACGACGTGCTGCCCATTTACCACGAATGAAACCTTTCTTCCCATCCGCATATTCGAATAGGTATTTATAAATAGCGTTAAAGCCTTCCTGAAGTTTCCAACGTGCACTATCTAGTATTGGGTTATTTTTATTACCTAGGTTAGGGATTGTTTTAGCAGTAGACATTAGTTTACGGTAGAGTGGGTTAATGTCATCTTCTTGTTCTTTACCGTGGTCTTTGACCTCTAAGTCACGTAGACCTGCGGGCATAACCACCACGTATCGAGATAACGCAACGTCACGGAATTTATCAAATACATCGATTGATTTTTTACGGATTAGACTTTCAGTTTGATTAGGTGTAAGTTCATCCCAATGACTAATAAAGAAACCATAACCTGTATTAGCACCTGGGTCTCCTGGAGCGGCAGGCATGAAGTCCTTTAATTTACTATCCCATACAGCGTGGCGTTTACCAGACATCACATCTTTATATAGCCGCTTGAGTTCAAATAGTGTGAGAGCCACAGCTGGCGAGATGATTTCAATATTGACATCAAGGTATGAAAACGTGAGGTCACGTTCCTCACTACCGATCGCACCAAAAGTGGATAGTGAGTATAAACCCTCACTGTGAAAGTTTTTAGTTGCACCCTCATAAGTGTCTAATGCCGTTGTTGGCTTTAGACGTGATACACGTGACTTGGTCACGTTAAGTAATTCAAATGTAATCCAATCCATAATAGTATCCGGAGGTTAGTTAACATGGCTAGTAATAAAGATATTGATTTAGATGACCTGGGTCTAGACGACGATATAGATTGGGGTGATGATTTTGATCCACCACAGTCTAACATACCAGAAGGCCGTTCAGCAATAACTAAAAGTGTTGCTAGTTCAGTGGCATCGGGCGCATTAAAAACATCGCTTGGTCCTGCCAAACGACGTAACTTAGTTTTAGGTGCGCTGCCAAATGATTACACAGTTGCCGCTGATGCATATGATACAGTAGCGACTGAAGGCCGTGAAGTATACAACGAGGCTAAGCGTCAATTAGGACAAACAAAGCGCGAGTTACAACAGGCAACACGTTCTGCTGTCCCTGCGCTTAAGAAGTTCCTACCAGAGCGTCTAACTAAACGTATTGAGAAATGGTCGGCTCCAGAAGCCTCATCTGAATACGCAGAAGTAGATCCACGTGAAG